TGCTCAAGAAGCGGCAAACAGTGGATTTATACCCGAAGTAACATTAAGTAGAATGACAAATCCAGATGGCTCGTTAAAAAATTTATATACACCTCAAGGTGGGCCAACAGGAAATTACGGATTAAGTTCTGATGTTATAGAATTAAGAGATGGTAAATATTACTACACTGGCAATGTAGTAAAAGAAAACAGAGATGTAGTTGATAATGGAGGTAATGGTAATACTGTAGATAATGCGGCACCAGATAATTCTAACGATAATCAAAATTACGAATTAAAAAAAGTAGCTGAAGAAAAAAAAGAAACGCAAGGCCCTGCAGGAATGGGGACTGTACCTAGTGGGGGAGGGTCTCAAGATAAAAGTGCAGACAAAAAAGAAAAGATAGTGTGCACAGAAATGTATAGACAAACACAGCTAGATGATTGGCAACGAACAATTAAACTATGGTATTTATTTCAAAAAAAATATTTATCAGAAACACATCAAAAAGGTTATCACTTTTTATTTAAACCTTTTGTTAAGGGTATGCAAAAATCAAATATACTTACAAGTGTAGGTAGACACTTTGCACAAGAGAGAACAAAAGATATTAAACATATAATGTACGGAACTAAATTTTCTTTACTAGGAAGAGTATATAGAATTATTTTAGAGCCTATCTGTTTTTTAGTGGGGTTATTATTATGGCAGAACAAATGATGAATCAACAACAAATGGCAGGTGGGGTTATGACTCCTCCTCCACAGAACGCCTCTGATATGGGCAACACACAACCTATGCAACCAGAAAAAAGTCCTCAAGAGGATTTACTTGCAAAGGGTAGACAAATACTCATGCAACGAGTTGACCAGTTGCAACCAGAAGAAAAACAAATATTAGCAAACAGTATTACACCAGAATTTAAAGAGGTAGTAACAAAAGTTTTTGGCCCTGCTGTGAATGACTTTTTAGACATTCTAGATGCAGGAGAACCAATGTCAGAATCAACACCTACTCCAGAGCCAATGATGGCACAAGGAGAAGGAGTGATGATGAACAGGCCACCTGTCCAAGAGACAGCCCCTGCACAAGTATAATTCCCACTGGGAATAGGGCGACCTGTTCTTCCAACAGCACCCATAGGAGATAAAATGGAAGAAGAAAAACAATCTGAAGCTATTGAAGAAACAAAATCAGTAGAAGAGGACACTGCTCCAACACCTTATCAAAATCCAAATAGAAATTTGATGGATAAAGTGGAAGAGCAAACAGAAACAGCAACCGAGAAAAAGGACACCTCTGAGGAGGCTACTCCAGAAGAACGCACTGTAACTGTTGAAGACAAAGTATATAAGAAACGCTATGACGACTTAAAACGTCATTATGATTCAACTCTTACTAAGAGTAAAGATGAAATTCTTAAACTTAAAAAACAAGTAGAAAACGCATCAAAGCGATATGTTCCTCCAAAATCTAAAGATGAATTAGATGCATGGAGAAAAGAATATCCAGATGTTTATGATGCTGTCAAACAGATAGCATATGAACAGGCAGATGAAAAATCTAAAGAGGTCAACTCTAAACTTACCGAACTTGAAAAACGTCAAGCAGAAGTGCTAAGACAAAAAGCAGAGGTAGAATTAGCAAGAGCTCATCCAGATTTTTCTGCACTAAGAGAGTCGCAAGACTTTCATGATTGGGCATCAACACAAGATAGTACAATTCAAAGTTGGCTATATGATAATGTTGATAACTCTAAACTTGTTGTACGAGCAATAGACTTGTATAAAATGGATAGAGGTATGACAGAGAAGTCAGAGCCTAAATCTAAAAAAGATGATGCGGCTAAAGCTGTAACTAAGACTAAATCTGGCGACCAGAAAACAGAAAAGAGAACTTGGAAGTTATCTGAAATACAAAGGATGAGGCCTAGTGAATTTGATAGGTATGAGAAGGAAATCGACCTTGCTCGAAAAGAGGGAAGAGTCATACAAGGTTAGCTTGAGTGTTTTAACAACAAACTTTTAGGAGACTAAAATGGCATTTACAAAAACGTCAAACTATAATAACTTGCCTAATGGAAACTTTAGCCCGATTATTTATAGTCAAAAAGTCCAGAAGTTTTTCAGAACAGCCTCAGTAGCAGAAGCAATTACAAACACTGACTATGCAGGCGAAATTGAAAACTATGGCGATACGGTAAATATCATCAAGGAACCAACAGTTTCTGTTAGCTCATATACTAGAGGTGCAGTAGTAAACATCCAAGATATACAGGATGACCAACTGCAACTTACAGTAGACCAAGCAAACGCATTTGCATTTAAAGTAGACGACATCGAAGAAAGACATTCTCACATTAATTTTGAGTCTGTTTCAACTTCTTCTGGTGCATACGCTTTAAAAAACGCATACGACCAAAACGTCATTGCGGCAATGTTTGCAGGGCCAAGCAGTAGCTCACCAGACCATGTAGTAGGGTCTGACGGTTCTGGAGTTGATACAGGATTTGGTTCTAGTGAAATAGACCCAGTTGACATAATTTCTAAACACGGAAAACTATTAAATCTTCAAGACGTACCAGAAGAAAATAGATGGTTTTTAGGTTCACCAGAATTTTATGAACAAATGGGACAAGCTAGTTCAAAACTGATGAGCGATACCACAGGTAGTGCAACACCATTGAGAAATGGTAAAGTGTACAGTGGTAAAGTAATGAACATGGAATTATATATGACAAATAACTTTGCGGCAAGTTCAACATCGAACTACTTCAAAGTATTATCTGGACATATGTCTTCCACTGCAACAGCTAACCACATTGCAAAAATCGAAGTTATTAGAGACACTGATTCATTCTCTGATGTCGTAAGAGGTTTGCATGTGTTTGGTAGAAAAGTATTGAGAGATACTGCTCTAGTTGCAGAACACTTATTAATAGATTAGGAGGACTAAATGGCTAATTATAATGTAACTGGGTCAGGCGGAACTACTGGTCACCCATCAAGAGTAAGAAGACCTTACCTAATAGAGAACACTATTAATGTAGCAGAAGTTAATGGCGACTCTGGAGCGGCACAAAATGACATCCTTAGATGTTTAGACGTTCCTGCAGAAACTGTTGTACTTCACGCTAGCATGGAAATTTTAACTCAATTTTCAAACAGTGTAACTTTAGACTTAGGTATGACTCAAGTATCTGGTAACCCTGCAACAGACGTTGACGTATTCGTTGACGGAGATGCAAAGGAAATTGGATACTCGGCTATGACTGCAACTGCAAGACCAACATTCGCAGTAGCTGGAACTATTGATATTAAAGTTCTAGATGCGGCGGCGGCGGCAGGTAAAGTTAGAGTCTGGGCAATCTTATGTGATGTTTCTGGAGTTGACGAAACTGACAGAAATACAGATTCACAGCACGATACGGCTGTATAATATTACAGGGGGCCTTAGTGCCCCCTTTACAATTTAAATATATGATTAAAGTATTTATGGCAATAATAATAACTTCGATGCCAAATTGGCCATCGGTAAAGTATCAAGGATATTTGTATCCTGATATGGAAACATGCTTATCATTTACTGAGATGTATGTAGAAGATTTTAAAAGCTACGCAAGAAGTCAAGGAGATACTGACGCACATTTTAATTCTATATGTTTTGAAGTAGATGCATATCCAATAAAAGGATTTGAAAACCCAAAATTAGGAATATAATGACAGTACATGATTTAACTAAAACTCAAGTAATAGTAAAAGATAGAATAGATGAACCACCTTTATCTCAACAATGCAATTGCTCAGAGAGAATAACAGATTTAGAAACAACAATTAAACAATTAAAGGCTTTGATATTAAATGGCAGGAACAAAAACATATCTAACTCTAATTAATAATGTTCTTAGAGAACTAAATGAAGTAGAACTAACAAGTAGTACATTTAGTGCAAGTAGAGGTATACAAACCGCTACTAAAGATTTTATTAATAAAGCAGTCAATGACTTATATACAGCAGAGGTTCAATGGCCTTGGTTGTATACAAGTACAACACAGGATGTAAATTCTGGACAACAGGAATACACATTTCCTACAGCATTTAGAGTAGCAGATTTTGAATCCTTTTATTTAATCTCAAAAGAATTAGTAACTAATGGAGAGTTCACTTCTAATATAAATAGTTGGACTACTATAGCAGGTGCAGGAAGTGCATCATACAATAGTAATGGAAATGGCAGACTAAGACTAAATGATTATGCCGCCCATCAATCTATATCTACAGTAGTTAATCAATCATATAGAATACAAGTTAGAGTATTAGATTCTAATAGTGTAGGACAGCCTTTAAAAGTACAAGTGGGTACTGCGGCAGAAGGTACACAAAATTTAAATACTACTTTAACTGTAAGTGATTTTGGTAAAGGGGCAATCTTAGATGCAACATTTACAGCAACATCACAAACAACATTTATAACTTTAAATAACACTTCAACAGCAACTAACTTAGATGTTGATTTTGTTCGGGTATCAGAAAAAGATGTCGTGCCAACAAAATTACAATTCATAAGTTATGCTAATTATCTACAAGGAGTTATTCATAGAGATAAAGTAAACAGTAGTGACCATTATGCTAAACCAAAATCTGTGTATAGAACACAAGACAATTTAGGATTTGGTATAACGCCTTTACCAGATAGAGATTCTTATCAGATAAATTACCAATACTATAAATCACACACAGAATTATCTAGTGCTACTGACACATTAGATTTACCAGATATATATTCAGATGTTGTTGTTAACAGAGCAAAATATTATGCGTATAAATTAAGGTCAGATATACCTTCGGCTAATATAGCTAATGCAGAGTACGAAGATGGTGTAAAGAGAATTAGAGTAGAAGCACTAAACAAACAAGATTACATGAAGGATACAAGAACTAATTTAGAAATGTCATCTAGAGGTTCTACATCTAATCCTGTATTTACATACTAATGCCAGATACTTCACAATTAAATCCTGCTGTTGTTAGTTTAGGTGGAGGACTTACATTAAACAAAGACGTATTTTCTATGTCTCCTGGAGAAGCTCTTGAGCTTAGAAACTTTGAGCCAGATATTGAAGGTGGGTATAAAAGATTATTAGGTACAGAAAAATTTAATTCTAACATAGTACCTCAAGTATCAGCATCCTCAGAACGAGTAGTAATGTCTGCTATATTTAACGATGTTATTTTAGGAGCAAGAGGAGGTTCAATTCATAGAGGAACTACCAGTGGGAGTTGGACTTCTACGATAACAGGTTTAGGTACTCCAACTAGAAACTATGAGTTTAGAAAATTTAACTTTGATGGTACAGACAAAATAATTATTTGTACAGGGACATCTAATCCTCAAATTTTAAATTCATCTTTTAGCACTAGTGTTGTAAATGCTACAGGAACATCTAATTATAAATTTGTTGAAGTATTTAAAAACCATATCTTTTTTGCAGGACATGCATCAAATGTGCAAGAAGTTAGTTTTATGGGGCCGTTTGAAACAAATGATTTTACTAATGGTAATGGTGGCGGAACAATAAAAGTAGATACAGAAATAGTAGGATTAAAAGTATTTCGTGATAATTTATTTATATTTGGACA